AGGATCACCATAGAGCACGCCGATCTTCGTCTTCATCTGATTCAGACAGACGAGCGTGATCTTCTCTGAACCGATCGTGCTCGTGATCTTTCGAAAACCCTTCGCCAACTGACGTGCTTGCAAACCGATCGTGTCCTTATCATAATCGCCGTGAAGCTCGGCAAGAGGCGAGCTAGCTGCGACAGAATCCCATATGATGACAATTGGGATATCTTTCTCCTGCTCACGAGCCTTCATGATCGTACGTTCCATCACTTGGAAAATACGTTCTGTGCACTTCTCTTCGACGTAAACGAAACGCTTCGTGACGTCAACACCCAACTGTTCAAGAAGCTCGATATTCGTGGCATTCTCTGAATCGATGTAAACGACGATGCCACCCATCGCCTGTACGTTCTTCGAGATCTGAAGTGCAAGATGTGACTTACCAATTGCCGGCGGACCAAAAATCTCAGTGATCCTACCCTCAGGAATTCCACCATTTCGTCTATTGGCGATGATGTAGTCGAGGTAGATAGATCCTGTCGAGATCCAACGTTTCACGATCGTCGGTGCATCGTCGACGGCGAGATTGTAAGCAACACGATCACCCATCTCCTTGTTCAGGGACTTGATAAGATCGATTGTGAAATCGTTATTTGTCTTTGCCATGCAGTTCCTCAGATACTTCTATAGTAGACATGCAGGTCACAAAGTGACCTGCATGCAGTTCACACACTTAGTTGTTCACGCAAGCAGGTCATCAAACGCTGCATCAAGGTTGCCCGATGCCGGCTTTGACGTTGACCGACCAGCCGCGGCTGGTGCAGCACCTCTGCTGGTTTCACCACCCGATGCAGTCGCACCGTTGATGAACTTCTCAAGTGATCCAGCTAACTCATCATATGAGCTCACAGGATAGATCGCGTTGATGTCAGGCATCGTCTTGAGAAGCTCAAGTTCCTCACCAGACAACTTCCGCGACTTCGGCTTCGGTTGTACGTCAACATCACGAATGACTGTGCCGTCTGGGAACTTCTTTCCCGAGTCAGTAATCGTGACCTTGATGTCATAACCATCAGTCACATCAGAGATGTCGCCGTAATCAGGATCTACAACGAAGCTCAAGAGCTTCTTGTAAACAGTTGGGCTCATACCCCAGAACTTGATCGACTTCTTTCCTTCTTCTTCAACAATGACTGGAATGAAGCATCTCATCTTCGGACGAAGCTTCTTCGCAGTCTCAAGATTGGACTCAGAGCGATCTTCGAAGAGTGAGTCCCTAAGCTCACGAACTGGATCCGGCGATCCAAGCTTCGGAGCGATCATCTTCTTTCCTAGACCGTAGTAGAACCACCTCTCCAAAAACGGAGAACCAGCATCTGCTCCCGCAGACTCTGGCCACGGAACTGGTCGTACAACGTATGATCCGTACTCAGGTACCCAGAGATCAGACTTCATCTGTCCCTGTGCTGGGCGACCCTTGTTATTCATCTTGTCTAACTTTGCCTTAAGGGCTTCAATATCAATTGCCATTTGTTCCTTCTTTCCTTCTGTTACTTCTCCCAAGACATCCATCAGTCTTGAGAAGAATTCTTGTTACATAACGGATATACCGTCCAGATGCCGACCAACACGTCAGTCGTAATCTGTTCCTTTGTATCTTACAATTCTCGTGTCAGATGTTCACCAACTGATCAAATGTACTTGTTGATGAATTCCGTCAACTTAATTTTGCTACCTGGGTTACCGACGAGTTGGTTAATCGCAACACCATTCTTGAATATGATCAACGTCGGAGCAGAACGAATCTTGAAGTCAATAGCTGACTGTTGATTATCTTCGACATTGAGTTTCACAATCTTGATCTTTTCTCCTAGTTCGTCAGAAAGTGATTCAAGGTGAGGTGCGATCGCTCGACATGGACCGCACTCATTCATCCAGAAGTCAACAAGAACTGGCTGCTCAGAATCAAGCACTTCACTCTTGAAATTTTCGTCTGTAACAGATAAGATGCTCATGATCACTTGATCTTTCCGTCGCCAAAGGATGCAGCTGCAATCTGCAAACGTTTGTTCGTCCGACGCTTTACACCCTTCTTGTCTGACTTCTTCGGATGAGTTGGGCCCGTGCCTAATGGTGTCACAACGCCCTGAATATCACCGCTAGCAACACCAGAACCGCCACCCGTAGACACAGCGCTCACCTCCAAGAAGAGCCTAATGTACTCACGAAGGAGTGCTGCATCTCTGTCTTCCATGATGTCTAAATATGATCCAGATGTGGCTCTAGACGTCCTAGAATGCATTTTCTGTTTATTTTCGGCTTGATAAAACCTCTGAAGATCGTATCTTGGTGTGTTCCACACGTCCCAGTCTGCGATACGTGGTTCATCGTGTATGTCATCATCTGTCTGGTCGTCATACTCGATGTCAACGTCGTCACGCATCGTTGATGACATCATCGCATCAGCAATCGACCATAGTGCCGACTGTGGTTGACCGGTCTGACCTGACGTCGGTACTGGTTGAAGAGGTATACCTTGATTGCCGCGACGAGATGCAAAGGAACCAACCATCGCAGAACGATTGCTACCTGACTTGTACTCACGTACAATATTGTTTGCAGTTGTCTTATACTTTCCCATCTCTATCTCAAAAGTACCGAACGAATGTATGATCTAAGTACCGTCTCATTCGTCGAATTCTTGCGACCGAGGTAATCAAGCAACGCATTTTTCTCGTTTGCAACAGCACCAGAATACACGCCATCCATTGCACGTGTCATCGCTGAACCAATGTCCTTACCCTTTAGACCGATCGCTTGCAGGTCTGCACCTGAAACAGCTAATGCTGTTGGTGTCAGTGGCAGGTTGAGGGTTGCCTCTATATTGGTTGCTGTGTCGCTGAAACTATTCTCGCCTGTTGCTGCATGAAGCGCATCTAGTATCTTCGCTATCCTAGCAAGACGTTGTGGGTCAGACTTCTCCCACGTTCTGGCGGCCGACCACTTCCATGCATCTCGACCGGCGTTCTGTATCGCCGTTTGTGCCAACTTCAGATGTTCGATGAAGTCATTCGACGGCTTCATCGTTGAGTAATTTCCACCATTCAAAAAGAACGCAACAAAATTACCTAGCTCCTTGTCCTGTGAGGATCCACTTAACGATATCGGAATCGGATCGAACTCCGGACCAAAAAAGACATCACCAAGACCTAGGTCCTTGAATAGGTCTACGAGCACAGTCATGTCCGCGACACCCTTGGTCCACGCCTTCCTAAGTTCTAAGAGGACACGCTCACCCGATACAGACTTGAGCGTCGTCGCAAGTTCTCTTATTGCCTGTGCAGTCTTTGGTTCGATAGTGAATCCAAACCTAGACGCGAACTGTATCGCCCTAAGCATTCTCAAGGGATCTTCTTTGAATCTCTCTCTTGGATCACCAACAGTGCGTACGACCTTCGCTTGGAGATCTTCAAGACCACCAAATGGATCAATCATTTCACCTGTGACGGGATCTTCGAGCATTGCATTGAATGTGAAATCCCTTCGTGCGAGGTCAGTCTCAGGTGACGCGTTGGGATCTGTCTCAACTGCGAAGTCTGTGTGACCCTCACCTGTCTTCGTCTCAGATGACCTAGGTAGCGCAAAGTCAAAGTCCTCACCGTCGACACGCCCAGTCACAACACCGAAAGCTTCTCCGACTTCCTTTGCCTTACCGATCTGCGATATAGCTGCTACGATCTGCTCACGTGTAAGTCCTGTCACCAAAAAGTCGACGTCCTTGGATGCAGGTTGTCCAGCTATGTGTTTGTCTCTTACTGCACCACCAACAAGATAGGCACGACCGCCGGCACTTGATATCGTGCCGACGATCTTCTTAATCGTCTCCTGATTTGCTGCTTCACGAATGAGCATAACTTCACTTCACGATAAGTGGTTCCTGTGCAAGACGCTCTTCAGCAGCTGCACGAATCTCTGCACGCTTTGTCACTACTTCAATGAACTGTCCCATCGCCTTCTCGCAGTCTTCGTCGAGTGATGGAAACTTCGCAACCTGGCCAGTCATCTGGTTAACCCAGATATTATCGCCGAGATACATCATCAAACCACCGCCAGACATCTCTGCCGCCATCATACAAACGTTGTGATGTGCTTTCTTAAGCACAACTACTTCATCTTCTAACGAGGCAATCTGCGTCTCAAGCTCATCTAGCTTGCTGTGTCCACAGCTTGCAATTGTGAGCATGAGCAGTATCGATGTGATCGTGTTACGTAGCATAAAACTATCTATGTTGGCGAGGTTGTTTCTCCGTCACTTCACGAGCGACTTCTCTTCTTCACATGCAAGACGATCAGCCATGTGAATCAGTAATGCTAACGGCGGTTCTTTCATCGCATACTTGCTGTTCTCTTCAGCATATGGACCGTCGTTCAGTCTGATCGCAAGGTACTCGTCTTGAGTTGGAATGATACAGTAGTGAAAGAACAACATCGACGTGTGATCGATGTTCTGCATCCACTGGATGTTCTCATTCACCTTGAAGAACTTGCCCAACTTCTCACGATGCCACTCACTCGTCTCGACGACGTAGTAGTCTTGACCGTCAGGTCCTGGCTGACCAACCTTACCCAAGTCATGAAACAAAGCAGCAAATACAACAGATTCAGACGACAGATGCTCGAACACCTTCATTGCCTTATGAAGGGTCAATGCATTCTTCGCGACCCGCAACGAATGTTCAACAAGCCCACCAGGATATGCTGCATGGAATGCCTTCTGACTTGAAGCCGGCGCTACGGCAAGTCTAGCACCGATGTCATTCAACATCGCGTTGACACTTGCTGTTCGTGTTCCCAATCGTTGACACAGTTGTTCGTACTTGTTGAAATTGTCAACCATCTGTTCCTGCGACAGGACATTGTTATCTGTATAAGTTGTCATTCTGTGACTGCCTTTGCCTTAAGCGGGAACCTCTGAGTGTACCCACACACTCTAGATCCTACATCACACAGACCGTCGATGTACATGAGCTCATCTGGATGCATGTCAACGAACATCGCGTCGTGCAGCACGAAGACAGGAACAGACAGTAATGCTTGTCGACGTAGTTCTTCACACATCGTTACAAATCCGTTCAATGCGATGTCGACGCCTGAAGATTGCACGTAAGAACTGTAGATGATGTTATCCTGGTGAGATGTCTGAATGCGTCTGCCGTATTTGTTGCGGATGTTACCAATCTCATTCAGCTCTGTGGTGAGTCTCGCTGTCACTTCATTGACCGCGAAGTAGTCTCTTATCTTCGCCATCATCCACGATTCTGCACCCGGCTCTACACTGCCGTCCAGCATCACGCCACCTGCGCCGAACATCGTCGCTAGCACAGCTAGCTTCGCAGCAGAACGCGGTGCACCGCCAAGGACACGTGAAGATAGGTCACTGTATATGTCATCGTCAGGATCGTGACCAGCTTCAATAGCGGCGATACGAGCCTCGAGCGACGTGTAGTCGAATGCTACGACCTTGCCACCCTTCCAGCGTGACACCATGATGTCCCTATGTGTTCTCTTCAACGTCAGAATCCTCGGACCACTAGCAACGACAAGTCGACCTGTACGCGTTCGAAACTGATCGTATGTGACAGGTTTTGCAAATCCCGTCGAGTCTGGTAGGAATGTCTCTAACACGTCCTGATTGCCGTCGACACCAACGTGTGAACGAAGACGCGCGAGATCTATCTTGCATCTCGCCAGGGTTGACAGGAGACGTCTGGATGGTTCGTAAGTGTTGGAATAGTAGCCAACGTCACTTGTGTTCAAGACCCTCATGACGTCACGTGTTAGGTGACGTAGCATGTTTAGAAGCTTCCAGCGTGGGATTATGCTACACCATGGTGTGTTGACTGCACCCACCTGGCGCATCGCTGCAACGGTTGGTTCGTCTGGAAATGTCAAATCGACACCCGCAAGTTTTGCAACTGTTGCGATATCGCGTGCTGGCCAGATGTGTTCATCGTCAAGCACCCACGCATCGGCGGGTACGTGTTGCGACCACGACGTCTTTCCATCCTCACTTATTAGAAGATTCTCAGCAGCACCAAGAAAATGTGAAGTAAAGCACACACGCATACACACATTATGTGTCACAAGATGTGCAATTTATAACATATCAGAAAAATACGTTGTAGCTGTATCTGATAGGTCTTCAACACACTGTCCTCTTGTGTATCTTATACCATATGACTTAAATAAATCGACCGCATTATTGAGAAAATCTTCATGCGCTTTCTTTAATGTCGTGATGTTAACACCTGAATTCTTCACATAAACTTTGTCGAGTTGTGGTCTTTCTGGTTCATTATGCGTTTCAGCATCATCAATTTTTGGTTTCGTTTTCGGATCAGTAATATCATCAAGTTGTAATTTTTTGACGTCTTTTCTATTCTGATCGTAAAATGCCCATACATTTGCTGCTGCAGGAGAAACACTGTTTCTATCAGGCATTAGTCCATTCTTATGAAGTGATAATGCAATGTCATATGCTAATGGGCCCCATCCAGATTTTGCAGCGGAACCAACAACTTCTTGCGCGTTATATGCACGGCCGGCGCGATTTGCGCTGCTTGTACCAAGATATGCGTACAAAAATCTCTGCATCTCATCATAATCGACGATATCATAACGTGAAATTTCGTTTTCAATCTTCTGTATACGCTTGATCTTCGAAGAGAAGAACGAAAGAAGTTTCGAAGCGTCATATAAAATGATGTGTCGTATTGCACTCTTATCTATTACTAACAACGCAAGATCGTTCTGCTTTGCATCTTTGACTGTAAATGCCTTCTCAACAAGTACACCACGAATATACCGACGTAACTGTGACTCACTGTCTGAAATACTTTGCATCGAAGAAATCCTCTGCACCTATCATGATCTCATAGGTGATCTGTCTTGTGTCGTAGAGCAGCTTGTTCGTCTTGACGAGCTCAAGTATGTCAGCAACGCACTGCTTGTGAACAGATGTAAGTTTGTTAACATCAACAGGCGACTTGATCTGGTAAACGTAGTCTAGATACGCACGGTCAGGATCGTTGTGTGTCTTTGCATCATCGATCTTCGGTTCTGTCTTCGGATCGTTCATGTCATCGAGCTTAAGCTTCCTCACGTCAGACCTATTGTCATGGTAGTTCTTCCAAACATTAGATGCTGCAGGAGACACGCCGTCATTGTGGTCAGGCATCAAGCCCGTTCTACTCATCGACATTGCGATGTCATATGTCAACGGGCCCCATCCCTTACGTGCAGCTGATATCTCGATCTCTTTCGCACCGTACGCCTCGCCGCGCTGAACTGGATTGAACTTGACGATGCTCAATATCGCCGGGGACGCTGACTTCTCCACAGACAACCTATTGCTTGTCTTCGGTTTCGACGCCGCGCGCTTCAGATGTGCATTGACAATGCCTTGGTAGAACTTCAGTAATACTTCGGAATCGTAGAGGATGACTGTCTTCTCATTCGTGAAGCACGCCACCGCATTCTGTTCCGCATGTCCCATGTCGATTGCCTTTTCAAGCAATACGCCTCTGACATACGTACGAAAGAGCTCTTCAGCAAGTGACATGCACATAATTACACGCCCTTGGTCAATTGAACCAATTCAGCAATCGCTTGTTCTGCCTTATTGATCGTCGACTCGTACTTGCCGAATGCCTGCAACGGTGCCATCTCGAAGCTCGATCTGAACTCAGACGCGTTAATGTTGTGGTTGACCTGCGTGATCGCGTAGATGTTGTCGAGATCAGTTCCAGTTCCAGCATCGACGAAGAACTGTTGCATGAATGTCAACAACGGACATCCAAGTGATTCGATACTAAGCTGCGCAGGTATTGTCTTGAGTGGTACACCGCCACGACCAGATCCCTCAGGTGTGATAGATCCTGCACGATCAGTACGAAGCATGTTGACAGTCGACAACGCAGGATCCTGTATAGACGCAAGACCCAAGTTCGTGACAGCGGTATTCTGTGCACCGTAGATGATGTATGGAGCAGTGCTCATGACAAACTCCTTAACATTACGCGGACCACCGACGATCCTGAAGTGACTATAGACAGGATCTGTGCTTTGATCAGCCTTCGTCTCATCTGCGGGGATTCCCTCAATCAGACCAACAGCCTCTGCAGCAGCTAACAGTTTATTCCTTGCAGCCTTCATGCCGGCTTGATCGTCGATGTCATCCTTTGTCGGATCGATGTATCCAACTGCATTGAGTTCTGAGTCGATCGACGCACGCAAAAGCTCACCCTGTGTCTCATAGGCAGATGCCGCCTTATCGAACACGTGTATTCTGAGGATTGTCTTTCCGTCATTATAACCGACATCTGATCCTTCTGATGAACGTGCAGATCGAGCTGGAAGCGACTCTATGTAAAGATCAACATGTGGCGGGACGAACCTTCCATCTGGAACGCCGGCGGCGGCCAACTTTGCTTCAACGTCAGTTGCAGCTTTCTGTTCTGCCTTCTCACCTGGACGTGTCTTCTTGCTGTTCGGTACGAACCTGACTGTTCCATCCTTATCAATCTGACGCCTGTATATTGTCGCCATACCATAACTTGGATTTGCCATGTTATCGAAGAACGTCGAGTTAATGAAGTTCTGAAATTCGCCGACGCTCATGCCTGGGCTGCGGCGCTCCAACGTCAACGTGTCGTACTGTTTCTGAAGTTCATTCCTATCGATCAGAAAGCTAGCTATCGAAGTGTTTCGCACGAGTCCAGCTCCACTGTTAAAAGGGTAGAATAACACCTGCACGTCATCAAAACGCTTCGTCGCTGCAAGTGGTTCAGCAACGAACTTCATGAATACCTTACCAAACGACACGTACTTTGACGTCTTCGTCGTGTTTGCAGTGATGTCAGCAGACGTCAACTTCGTCGTCGCAAGGTCCTGTAGGAAGGGATCAACACGTACATCGAACTCTGTCGTAATCTCATCACCGAATAGACCACGAGCGATCGACGACGGCTTGACACCACCAAGAGCGTCAAACTTTGTACTGTTCACACTTGACAACGAAGTTCTTAGTCTCTTCACAGCTCCGCCGTCGCCGTCGTTCTTGCCGTATAGCTTCGTCAACGTGTCTGCTAAATCTTTCGCCTTCGCTGAGGCGCCAGAGTTGAGCTTGCTTATCACATTACGCAGTTGTGCACGCTGCTTCGCGTTTATCTCTGGGGTACCCAATGTCGACTGTGCAGCTTGAAGTACCTGTGATCCCAAAACTCCTCTCGTTGCTGCTTGACCGCCGAGTCTACGATTACTGAGCTCATCGCGTAGTTCTGACACGCGTTGCTGCAGGTCACCAACGGTTCGAAGTGCATCCTGCACCGACTCGTCCTCACCTGTCTGCGTTGTCCTATACTCGTTCGCACCTTTCATAGCAAGGTCAAGAGTTATCTTGACTGTGCCATGTTCTTCGAATGCGAATGATGAGTTCACGATGCCGTACTTCTCGCGCACACGCATCGCATTCAGAAGTGCACCGAATGGGTCTTGTGTATAGTCTTCACCAGACGGATGGTGCCACCCATACTCAAGGAGGAATTCAGTCTTACTGAAAAGATCTGGTTTCACAAAGTCAGCTAGCTCACTCAAACGAGATCGATCATAGAGCGTCATCTCGGCCTTCGCTGTCTTAAAACTCATGAATCCCTGTGATGCAGCAACATCGATGCTGACGTTGTCAATCGAGACGAGCGGCCTGAATGGATCTAGAACGTCGGTCGGTCGCAGCGACGGCGAATTGATTCCCTTGAATCCTCCACCGTCACCTACGGGTACCATAGTCTGCGGTGACAAGAAGAGCTCCATACCAGCGACAGCCGTATCTTCCTCTTCTATTCCGTTCTCAACAAGTGTTCCCCTTGCTGCTGATCCTATTGCGAAATCAGCTGTATCCTGTTGCAGTTGCGCAGCACCGAGGATGAACTTGAGTTGTGACGGCGAGTTAAGCTGATTTCCATCTGTTAGCGCAGATCTACCAACCTGCATCGTTAGTTCAAGGAATGGTACTGCTCTACTGAAGTGCACGGTTGGGATCGCATTCATGAACAACGTGAGTGCCGCTGTATTCTTCGTGCCTGGTGATGTTCCTATCGTCTTTACAACATATGCTGACAACCCAGGTGTATCCTTCGTTGGTTCATTCGAGTTAATCTGTGAGTCAGATCGAATGCTCAGGAACTCATTCACTGGTATCGTTCCGTACTTCTCAGACGTTGCCGTGTCAGAGAAGATGATTAACGACTTAAAGAGTTCCTCATTTCCAGCTGCACCACCTGGAATCTGTCGATCTAATTCAGTGACAAGTTCACGTGTCAAGTCGGCACCACGAACAGTGTCAAGCACAAGACGTTTCACGACAGGTGATATGTCACCAGGTGTATATGCCTGTCGTGAGACATCGATGAGGTCCGATATCTTCGATAGGTCAGTCGCAGCACCATCGACAAGCAATGCGATCAGATCACCAGGCGAACCAAGTGAAAAATATGAGTTCAAGCCTGAGACGGAGTTCGCAGGATCGCCGTGAACGATCAGGTTCAGAAGATCATCTCTGGCATTTAGGTTTTTTGACTTATCAGCTGACATGACTGTTCAAATTCATCCGACGATACGTAGGACATCGTCGATGTTCGGAATTCGTAAGTACGTTCCAGGCGGTACTTGGATACCCCACCCAATTCCACTCGCAGCGGCGATCGCCCACCAGTACTCGCCTGTGCCGTACTCACGGCCGGCTATTATGTCAAGTCGTTCGAATCCTTGGAGAGTTGTCTCTTTGAATCGTACTGTTCCATTGTCGATGCCGCGGCGAATCGTCTCTATGGAACGTGATGTACCGAATCGTTGACCTAAGTTCAAGACAGGTGCACGTGCATATCTTGAGACGGCCATTTACAACTTCCCCTTAATTTTACCAAATGCTTCGTCAAACCGATCTTTGCCGCGGCCAGATGTATCGTATACATCACCGAACATTCTTCCAGCAATGTCACCAGTCGGCCAGATCGGTGCACGATTGAATCCATCTGCGTCAATACCTGGCGCGATATCATGGATGACTGTGAATGCGATATCAATCTTTACAAGTTGAGGAGCACGTGCAAAGAACCTCTCAACGTCCCACCTTCCGTCATTCCAATCACAGTTCATCGATGTTATGAATCCAGGTAGACCCTTACCTTGAACATTTCTGAATGACCTGACAATTGCATTCTGTTCGATTTCTAGGAATGTGAGCTTCGGGTCAGCCATACCAGGAAGCGACGGAGGCGTTGCCAACACGACAAACTTCTCCACTTCAGCTGTCGATATTGCAAGGTATGCTTCTGGTACAGTCAATGTCGTACCTTCAAGACCTTTCTCCTTAAGTTCAACGACATATGTACGTGACTCCTCACCCATATGTCTTGTTCTTGTCAATGACGGCTGCTTTATGAGTACGGCTGACGGTCTAGTTGCCACACGATTGAAGTTGCGGAGCTTGTCTGGATCTGACGATAGAGCTGCGATAGCAGGAGGAAGCAGACCCGAGTGTTCATTCGTCTGTTTAAAGTAACCTGGAAGAAGTGTTGCTTCTTGTCCTGGAAGAAATCCGCTCGTCTCGACCTGCTTCTGCATCGTCTCAAGTATCTGGTCGAATGTCTTCGGTGTAGGAACCTTAGCAGGATCTTTGTCTAAGAACTCCTGTGATCCAAGACCGAACAAGCGCGCAAGTGCAAGGTTAGAGAAGTTAGACTTAACGAGGTTACCTAATCTGATCCTACACATAGGCGATGCACCAGGAACCTGTGAGAACGGTTGAGTAAACTGTCGTTGCTCGGCATCGACAACTGTCCTACCTCGTGTCCACTGAGGATACAGCAACGTTGCAAGCTTGTTGAGCTTCACGTACATCAAGTCGAAGTCCTCAGGCGACGTTGCAACTGCATGGAACGACAGTGAGAACTCACGTCTTGTTCCACCATATGTCATGATCGGATCGATGCGACCATATGGTGTCGTCTCACTGTACGTCGGTGTGAAGCTTTCGTTGACAGATCCGATAAATGCATGGAATGATATGATCTCGTTCGTCCTCAGATCATGGAAATAAAATGGCACGTACTCTGCATCTAGACTAGCTTCGACAGCTTCAACCTGTGCTGCGGTAAGGCGTGACGTTTCACGTGTGTCACCGTCGTTCTCAACTAATCCTTGACCAAGCTCATTGCATGCCGCTGAGTAGCGGGTCATCGTATGAGACAGTGTCTTCGCAGCACTCTGTACCTCACGTGGGAAGATTAATGACGACACCGGCGCAGACCCACGCCATGCCAATGTGACACGACCACGGTGACGAACCTTACTCTTCATTATTCTCGATGCTTCATTTTCGGGTATCGCGTCGACAATCGATCCACGTGGTGCATCATCAACACCCGACTCCTGTCGTGCGAAGCTTCTGTCACCTAAGACAGCCATTATATTGAGGAACGCGATGACCTTCGACGTCTTGAGGACATCGATGATACCAAGCACCGCTTGTACACCAGCGACGATGTTGCCGCCGCCAAGTGATTTGAAAGCATCGATGACATCTGTGATGATCCTAGCAGAACTCTGAATGATGACGCGGACCATGTTCGCATAGAATCCAGGTGACTTTGAGACCCTCCCGATACCTGTTGCAAACCCAGCTGCGCCGTTGAGTTCGAAGAACACCTTCAATCCTTCGTCAACACATGCTGTGAAGTCACGATCTAGCTCCATTATTCCTATGTCTGATAGCTTGATCGGAACAAGTGGACGACTAGTCGTTATACGACCGTATTGGCCGAGTTCTAGACCATCAGATGAAAGTTTGCCGCCGCCTGGACCCATGGGTTTACTAGCTATCAACCCGATCATACGAACTAAACCGGTTGCAACTAATCTCAATGCGATCACCAACACTAGCGCTAAAGATATCATGCCTAGCGGCATAAATCCTGCGAACGGTTCATTGCTGCTATTCAACTGACCGTACGACCTCGTGCCCTCGCCAGCTTTTCCTGTGATAATGTCCTTTATCCTAGTTCGTGGACGTCCAGCATTCGGATCTCTTCCAGGTGCACCGAAAACGTTCTCTGCATGCATGCTACCAACGTCGATACGTACACCAAGCTGTGCCTGACCAGGAAGAAGTGAACCAAGTGAAACACCTGGACTAGTCGGATCACCGTCAATGAACTCTCCAGTTGCACGCATCATCAAACTGAGGCCCACCTTCTTCAGTGAGTCTAGACGTGCACTAGCACCTTCCTGGTCGTAACTTCCCAATGCAGTTGGCATCGATGCTATATGACCGTCATCATCAAATTGATCACCGAATGTGTTCGCTGGTGTGAATCGATTCTGTGTGAGAATTCGTGACACAGATCCAACGACGACAGCTGCTTCAGGTGATGACTGAGCGGACTCATCATCTGCAGGTGTTGATCCTCCCAGTGTACCCTCAATCGCTGCGATTATGTCTTTCTTACCAACAGACGACCTGATGTTGTCGTCAAGCATGCTTCGAAGGCGACTGTAGTCGCTTCCGTCAAGCAAGTTAAAAAACGTCGTGTTTGAGTGTGCAGCAAGTTCGGTCTGATCTGCAAACTGTCGATCGTCTGACTCCTTCTTACCGTTGACAGGATCGTCCACCGCAGACTTGAGAAAGTCATTGAGCGTCTTCTTCAACGTAGGAGTGAAATCATCACCCTCCTTGATCGAGAAGTCAGGACCGGTCCTGTCAAGACGTGGAACGAGTCGTGTCACTTAGATGATATCTCCCATTTTCGTCTCGCCCGCACGTTGCTCGAACATCTTCATGAGTTCACGAACGAAGTCAGGATTCGACGCCATGGCTATTATCTTGTCGAATGCATTTTCTTTCCAACCAGACAAGAAGTCGAATGCGATCGTCTCAATCTTGGTACGATCTGACTCTGGTGCACTGCGAAGCACCGCCTGATACAGTGGATCATTCGCGAGCATCTTCTTCATGTCCTCATGAGACATCGCCTTAAGCTGCTCGAGCATCAACTCGTGTGGTGTTTTCATGTCAGATTCCCAAATCTATGTATCAGATATTCTTACTTCTGCTTAGGGAATCCTGCTGACCCAGGTGTGAGTGAGAACCAATTACCCTTCTTGACGGCATATGCGATCTGTTCTGCTTCAAGCTTAACGTCAAGTTGGATCTGAATCTTCACCTTGTCGTTCTTAACTTCGAACTTCTCATTCTTAACACCAAGTGACTTCGCAAGATTCTTCAGCTTGAGTTTGACGTCAGCACGCGCTGACACATCTGAAAGTTCAGTGTTAACGTCATTGACCTGCTGCACGACATCTTCGATAACCTGTGCAACACTCTTTATTCGTTCCTGTGAGAGCTTTACGTCGATGACAGCGTCATCATCTATGCTAGCAGCAAGCGAGTTGACACCAGACATCATACCAGTTAGAGCCATGTTCATGTTGCCCATACCGACGACAACAGAGACTGGATTGACCTTGAGTGATCCAATTCGTTCGAGTGATGTCGCAAGTCCACCGAGCTCGTTACCAAAGTTTGTAAGTATCGCGATCTCACCTATCGATGTGACATCTGTCTCTGTCAACGCTTCTGACATCTTTCTCACCTGACCGAGAAGGCTGTCTGGATCATCAGCGTACTTTCCAATGAAGAGTGGAACAACATTATCTCTGAACTTCCTTATGTTCTTCTCAACCTCTACTGGATCGATCTCCTTCACCTTCTCATAGAGACTCATATCCTCAAACGAAACACCTGTCGTGCCCATCTTAAGTGCTTCATCCTTGAACCTAGCATCAGACATCTTTTTCTTCAACTTGTCCATCATGCCGACTGGATCATTAAAGACGTTTGACAGAGGCTCAAGCATTCTACCAATCGAAGCTGTCAATGCCGGCATCTCGCGCTTCGTCTGTTCCTGTGCTTGACTCGAGAGGGTTGATACCATCTCTGCACCTAAGTTGTCTGAAGACCTCTCGAGCAGACGTGATGCTCCTGATGTGAATCCTGCGACGATTGTGCTACCCCATGCTGAAGCATCATCAGATATCGACGCATCACCTCTGATGTAGCTACCGACTGTGTCGAACGTACCCTTTATGAATCCGACCTTATCTGTGAACCAATCACTGAGATCGTTCCAGATGCGCTTGAACTCGTCTGTCCAGCCTGTCCATATGCGGCCGAGGTCTGAACCTAGGTCCTTGAATGGTTCAACTATCTTTGTCCCTAACTTGGAGAACCAGTTCTTCCACTTCTCCCAACTGAACTTGCCTGTCATCGTGTCCCACACGTTGTTACCGAACTGTGTGAACACCCTTATTGCGCCGGCAAATAACGTTGGCAACGTCTTGAAGACGAACGTTGAGAGTGAGTCGTAGATATTCTTGACAGTCGAGAACACCCACTTGACAGCCTTACCGATGCCTTCACCGAATATTGCTGTCGCGACACCACTGACGATGTCACCAAGCTTATCCCAGATCATGCTGACAGCCTTCGTCAGACCGCGGCCGACCATACCAATCGCCTTGATGCCGAACTTCACAAGTCCAGGAACAAGCTCGATGATCATGAACTTCAAACCATGAATGAAGGTCCTCTGAATACCATCGATCACCTTGTCGAACGCTGCATCGAATTTCTTCTCGTCACCAGTGACAAGTGCAACGATCGTGTCGCCTAATCCACCCCACAAATCGAGAAGTGGATCAAGATAATCCTTGAGATTGGCGACGAAGCTTTTACCAAATGCATTACCCATCGCATCGAACATCCACGTCTGTATCTGCGCAATGCCGTTAGCAATCTTCACCTCAAGATCCTCAGGCAAGAGACCGAGCGTGAATCCGTGAATCATTCCAGTCGCCGCGGCGGCAAGCTTCCTAGTCGTCTTATCGAACTTCGGATCGATCTTGTGGAGGAACATGTCAAGTCCCTCGCTGACACCTAAAGCAGCACCGACTGCGATACCGATCGGGCCGGCGACGCGCAGCACGGCACTAGCTTTCGATATGAACTTCGTGCCAACACGTGTCGCCAGACGATCTATGCTTCCAGATGCATTGACTGCACGTGATGCGAGCTTCGTTGCCTCCTCAGCACCCATCGTGAAAATGCGACCGATTTGCTTACCGACGCCCTTCACAACAGAGCCTATCGCTGCACCAAGGACACCCTGGATCGCCGCCGGACCGAAGATCGATAGGAACATGAGTTTGACTGCTGGACCTGCTAGCTTCTTGATACCGGCAGTTATCTTCGGCCACGCAACAGACCACAGCCTTAGGAACGCATCACGAAGGTCTGGCCAACGATCTTTCAATGCATCCCACAACGGTCGCAGGAGCTTCACGATCGGATTCTTCGACGATGAAGCCGCGGATTTGACACGTGCGATCGCAGCCGTTGGATTCATTATGAAGTCTGTAACGAAGTTCATCGCCTTCGTCAAGAACTTCAACGACATTTTAACGCCTTCACCGACCCACTTCATGACGAAGAGGCCCATCTTCATTGCACCGTCGCGTATTTTCTTGAATGCCGTACCACCGCCGGCGCCGGTGAAGAACTTGACGAAGATGTCTTTTATCCTGCCCAAGCCCTTCTCAAATGTGATGTTGTCCTTGAACATGTCATTGAACACACCACCGAGATCAGAACGTAGTTGCTTGAATCTCTTCGGGTTGAAGAACTCAAGCATGCCCTGGATCACCTCCTTGACACCAGGGAAGAACTTCACGAATGCTGCACCGGTCTGTACACCCAACCACTTGATGATCCTCAGGTCCCTCCTGATGAATCGTAGGACAGTCCTGAACGGAGACATGCGCTTGACGCCGCGCTCAAAGCCTTGGAAGAACTGTGTGAAGAAACCACCTGAGCTGCTACCAGACTTGACGAGACGTTCGATACTATCAGAGAGGCGCACCATCGCCTCCTCCTGTGTCATCGTGCTCTTCTCATTCCTCTTCTGCTGCTTCTCAAGATCGTTCATCGACACGCCCTGATTTCTCAGGGAGAACGCCATCTTCGCAGCTTCCTCTGTGAGACCAGTCTGCTGCGCGAGGAGCTTAAGTTCCTGTCTGGTGAGCTTCTCGGCGTCGACGCCGGCAGAAGCCATCGACTTTCTGAGCATGTCAAGTCGCTTCGTTGGATCCTGCTCACGCATCATGTCAAGAGCATCGACGTTCGCACCGAATGCCTGTGCAAGGTGCGCGGCGCCGACAGCTGCATCTTCGAAGTTGTCATACTTCTCGATCGTGCCGATAACGTCCTTGATCTCCATGCCGAGCTTGTGCATGTAGACAGCGGCTCGACCCATCTCGTGAACAGTCAATGAACCGAAGTTGGCGACATCTGCATTCATCGTCGCGATATCACGAGCAATGACTTTCTGGCTGAGGTTGAATGCGTCGGCGAAACCGGTTGAAGCCTTCGTGATCTCAAGGAGGACATCTGTCATCCTCTTACCAGAGATCTTCGCTGTCAGACCAATCTGCTTCATTTGCTCGCCGCTGACACCAAGACCCTTCTGGAACGCTAGGATGCGTTCTGTCGATCCCTTATCAACCGCACCACGAAGTTCCTCACGGAACAACGATGCGACGTTGCCCATACCCTTAACAACTTCGTGCATTGCAGCAAGACGTTCGGCCATGTTACCGAAGACCCTGAATACTGACAGGTTCGTCTCTGCTAACTCGCCACGAAGAGACTTGTACATCTTTTTCGTCGTCTGTGCAAGGTCCTCGCCGAAGTCACCAAACTCCTTCCTGATCGCCTCGCGGGCCTCGCCGAAAGCAGTGTCACTCGGTAGGTTGTTCGCCATGTCGACGAGACCGCCGAGGATCTTAAATGGGATCGCAATTATACTCTTGGCGAGGTCAAATATTCCTAACCCAAGTGACGACACTGCTCCGACAGTTCCTGTGACGATGTTCGTCAGCATGCTGAACCCCTTCGTCGCACCACCGATGAAGCCTGTGACACCACCGACCAGCATTGGGAACTGCTCTAGCAGATCCTTCTTAAACGTGCCGCCGAGTGTCTTCAAGCTCTTTGAGCCACGTGAAGACATCTGCTCAAGTGCCTTCTGTGTCTGCTTGAACTGATCTTTTGTATCAGTCGCTCTCTCTTCTACATCCTCGAGAGCCTTCTTTATCTCCTTGATCTTGGAGATCTGATCGTCCCATGGTTCACCCTCATGTGCAGCTTGAATGCCACGCATGATCGCTAACTGGTCCTTCAACTCTTTCGTCGAACGGGCGAGCAGCTTCTGCTGACGTGCAATTGCCTCATTTATCTGTAAGGCAACGTCTATGTTCTCTATCGCCATCGATACAGATAACTATCACCGCTCTTAAATTCGTGTGTTATCTGTTCAACCCGGCCATGGCACACCAGTCAACTGTGTGAACTCACGTGCTGTCGCATTCTTGAGACCAAGCTTTTCGATCACGCTCTCAGCAGTCGCACCGTCGCGTGCAAGCTCATCCTGGAACTTCCTCGATGCGACAAGTGCAGCTGCAAGCTTCTCAACTTCTTCCTTACTTCCCCTGATCTTGAGACGTGTCTTCTGTCCTATGAGCCACGCAGCAATACCAGCGACGAAGATCTTGCCAGTCACGCTTAGGGCGTAGTGGCTTCGTTCATTGAGTTGATTCTTTTCATCAGACATAATAGTAAATATCACATCAGAACTTACGCCGACCTGGCATACCGTTCATTGAGCGAAGTTCATGATTGTTGTTCTCGTATGAGGGACGTGTCAACGTCTCACCGTCGTTACTCTCACGTTGCTTCCTCATCTCCTCATTGATCCTTCGTATGAAGAACATACGATACTGGATCGGCAGACGGTAGGCGTCGCTGTAGTTGAAACCACAATATGTCATGAGCAGAAAGATCTGCTCAAGCATAATGTCAACCTTTGACTGATCATTCAGGCCAAAAAAACGATGCCTGGATGGGGACGTCCACCTCGCTTGCTTCTTGACACTCTTCGCAGACCATCATAGACTGCATTTCCATGCCTGGCTCATTGTCGGCAATGTACTTCCTGAGGAAGTGCGAGTCACGGACAGGCATCGTGCGAATGAACTTCGCAATGAATCCCGGTTCAGCCCTTCCATCAACCGCTGTGATCTGACGCTGAAAACGTGCAGTAACTAGTGTATCGAGCTGCGTCTTCAACTTCTTCTTCTTCATGACCTGTTCCTGCTGAATCTCCTCTTCGTCAGCACCGGTCAGGAAACGGAATGTAACGCGCTTCTTCGACACAGGAAGTGTGACTGTGAACGAGTTCGACATCTCAGTGTCAGGATCAAGCTCAAGCCACTTTAGTGGTAGCTCACTCAGATCAAAGTCAACATGCTGTTTGTGATCGCACTTCGGACACTCTGTCTCGATCTTGTACTCAGGACCGTAGCCAGTGATTCGAAGCGCAACCATTAGTGCAGTTCTGTCACCGCTGATCAGTTCACGTGGATCAATTCGCTTGTCGACAATGCAACTGCGAAGTAGATGCGTGATTACAGATCCATTCTTCAGTAAGGCACGTGACGTAAGGATGTCTTCCTCACGTGCGGTCATTGCCCTGATCGGTACCTGCGTGATCCCATGCATCTGGGTCGTAGCAGCATATACCTTTCCACGTGACGGAAGTGGAACAGTGTCGACTGGAATGTCGAATCCCAGTTCATCATTACGTGCGTGATCGCTCACACCCTCACTTGACGTCGGTAGACCCATCATCTGTGATGGTACGTGTGCACCGAACACTTGGTTTGTTTGGCGATCGCCGCTCTCATTTTCATTTGTCATCGTTGAGTGTACTCCCACACATTCACAATGTAACATTGTGATGTGCTGTTTGTATATACTCGACGATCAGAAATTTCTGCTTCTTCTAGGAAATCTGCTACGCCTTGCTGGAATTGTAATTTCACATTCAATTGCCATGTTCTTAGCTGAGCGCAATACTGAATCAGGGACGCTCTTGACAAATCTGCCATTTCTATACCAGTCGCCCTTATAGTCGCGCTTGTAAACAACATCTGATGTTGCCGGCGATTGAGATTCACAAACATTTCGATGTCTGATCCTATAATGCATATCGTGGAGGACCTCTTCAAGTCTCGTGCCTGGTACACCAACACGGTTGAACTGACTCTCGACCCACAACTTGAGCTTCGATCGCTGATTGGATGACATTCGATTCAGTACGATGTCGACACCCTCATTATACACATCTGCATCACTGTCCCACATCGTGACTAGCTCCTCGATCTTATCGAGTGTCGCTGCATCGATGTTCGCGTCAATCTCGGTGACGCGACGCACGTTGTCTTTTGCATACGGATCATACGTGTTAGTCTTGCCGAATCCAGATCCTGGTATCATGCCGACAGTCACCTCGCCGCCGTTGGCATACTCCATTATGTTCACCTTGGTCTGCACACCGCCTACTTTTGCCGCGGCGGTACCGATGACGTTCTCGGCAAGACGCATACGACGACGGTCGAACACATCTCCGTCGTCGTCGAACGAGAACTTCACTTTTGACTCAGGTAGGACTTCGAAGTCTGCGACGAATCCAGCACGCTCAAGCTCATCAACGACAGAGACGCCGAAGTCAGCAATGGCATTGAGATGTTCAGTGAGTTGCTTCTGCTCGTCTAGTTTCTCAAGTGTCGCTGACGCTGACTCTGTGATAAGTCGAGATGCGACGTCGGGTGCAGAATCATCTTCGCTGACTGCCCACTCAAATAGGTGAGATGGAACGTCTGATGTCGCTGAGTCGTTATACGAATTCTTCATGTGTGAACCTTGACGCACCTAAATATGTGCGTGGGTTGACACAATTCAAACACGTCTGAGTTCTGTGTAGTTCTTCCACACGTAGTAGATATGACCACATGCTGGACATGCACCAAAATTCTGTGTCGGGTGTGTCGTCCACCTCATCTTGCACCTCACGCACTCGTACATTGCATCTATCATGTCACGCTCCTGTAGACGAACAATGTGAGGTGCAATTTGCTGTCACTACGTATGCCGTCTTCTGGCAGATCGTAACGACGATCTATGTACATGAAGTTCGGATTTGTTATCTGTACGTAGAAACTACTCCACGTGGGAAATGCCTGTATGACATAGTCACCGAGCGCTATCCTGTGTCTATGTACAAATTCGATCATACGTTCAACGACCTACTTGAGAAAACATCTGAGCATACTAAATGACTAGCAATACCGTCTCTCACAAACGAAAGATACTCGCTGATAAACCCAGAGTGGATCAAAACCACTCGACAAGATCGAGGAGTGAAGGTAATGGCAATGTCACCTGGCTTTATGCATCTGTACATCGACACACACGTGAACTTGTCATGCATTAGCAACTCACCTGTCTGCTGTTCAACGATCTACTTGAGAATATATCATAGTACGCTAAATGATTAGCATCACCGTCTCTTACAGAAAGATATTCACCGATAAGTAGTGTATCGACTGGCAATACTCGCCAACTTCGGCTGGATGTGAAGACGATGACATCGTCGCTCAACTTCAGATAACCGTACATCGACACACACGTGAACTTGTCAGACGTCATCGACACACCTGTCTACAGACGAACGTATCATGTGATGCTGCAGCGCGTCGTCTATCATTATAACAGTCATATGCCAACGATGCATACTCACGCATATCAACATATCGTTTAATTGTCGCAACGTAAGCACTACCAGCAGAAGTGACGTATATGATCATATCACCGATATCCATACAGGGATAGAAGTTAATACAATGTAGGTGTTCCATGTAACTCACGATACTAAAATTCGTGAAACGAACGTGTCATCAGCAATACATCCAAGATTTCTATGGAAGC